GTTCTAGATTCTAATAGTTTGGAGTGCCTGACATAATGCGTTGTCCCTTGCCCTTTGACGAAAGAGTAAGGTGGAAGGCAAAAAATTTATTCCCTGTATCCTTTTTCTTTGGCTTGGCTAATCTTTCATCTCTTTCAAAGGGGTAGCTTCGGCTGCTCCTTTACATATTTATGGGGGTGTTTTTATGTCAAATGAGGAGTTTGACCAGGTGTATGGAAGTAAAGGGATCGATACTTTATATGAACGGGAAGCTATTACATATCGACCAGTTATCAAATATAAAAAGGACCAACTAGCTGTCCTAATCCGAGAAGAGATTCAACAGTCGATTGAACGATCACGTACATTTATGATCTCAAATAATTTATCAGACTATGACGAGCTAATTGAAGAAGTTGATCAAATGTTAAAAGATATTGAAGAACGGAATCCAAAAGATTTAATATCCTCATTGAAATCTCTTCTCCAAGGCAAAAAAGTAAATGAGGTTATTACATTTGAAAGAGAGCATTGTGGATATAGGCAAACAGGGGACTTTGAATTATATACACTTCTGTATAACATGAAGCAATCAATGCAAACTCGAAGAGACTTTTTAGACGAACGGTTTAGAACTCAAATTACTGATGAGACTGAATTAACTGAAATAGAAAAAGCTGAGTCTAGCTCTATCGATGAATGGGAGCAGTTAGAGGCTCAAGTTAATCAAGCCTATCAAGAGCTAGCAAAACATGGAGAGGATGATGATCATTATCATCCTCTAGATGATGACTCTTTAAGTTTTAATATTGAGCACTTAAATTATGACGAACTACAAACTCTTGAAGACAAAAAGAGAAATAAAGAAATTTTTCATACTTCTATGGCAGATACATCTTATATTCACAGAAATCGATATTTCATGTTCCTCGAAGTTATCGAAAAATCAAAAACAATTGTTTATGATGCAAACACTCTCATTGATCATAACTTGAAAGATTTCATCTTGAGTTTGAGTGAATTAGGAAATTTATCAGCTGCTAAAGCGCATCTTATTCTTCAGTTTAAATCAATTAAAGAGAAACATGAGGCGCTAAAGGGACGAATGATGACCATCGATGACGAGAAAGAAAGTTTTGCATCAGAAAAACAATACATGTATCAACAGTTAGAAACTAAAACAATAGAACCCTTGAAAAGTTGGTTGTATTCACAGGAAGAAGATATAAGTGGGGCTTTAGATATTTTCTCTGGATACATGGTTAATTCAATGCAGAACAGCCGCTCTACGTATGAGTCATCTATTGCTGATATGTTGAATTTTTATCAATCAGAGGCCAGTTTTTACGATGAGCAGATTACTTATATGAAAAATAAAGAGGAAATCCGCAAATTTTATAGGATTCTTGAGGATTTAGGAGATGTAACAAATATCACTAGTGATTGGGTAGAGGAGTACCTTAAGCTTAATGGATATAGTGTGTAGTCGTATGTGTAATGCATTACATTAATAATGTATAATAATTGTGAATTACTTTATTGAATTTATTTGAGCTTATATAAAAAGGAGGTCACATTCTTGGCAAAACTGTGGAATCAATTTCTTCAGAACATAAAGTTCAAGAATGCATCTTCTGGCGCTACATCTGGTGGCAGTTCAAGCTCAATTAATCGTGATCCTAAAGCAATACAAGTGGGTCGAGTAGGTTATCAATATGATGGCGGCGGATCAGACGATTTTGCAGAACCACGTGCCGATTTTGAGTTGATTGATAAGGCCATTCTTAAAGATTCATATATTCAGCAGGCAATGTTGAAATATAGTGAACTCATCTTTAAAAGTGGATGGCTTTTAAAGGGGAAAAATGAGCAGGCGTTAGAATATCTCAAAAGTCGGCTGGAGATGATGGCAGTTGCTACTGGAATTCCGACAGAGCAGTTGTTTCAAGGAATTGCAGATGATATTGTCCGTTACAGCAACTGCTTTATAGTTAAGGCTGCTGCTAAAAATGGAGTTGGCTTGCCACCGGGATTATCAGCAGTGCCTATTCCTCCAAGAAAAGATCCAATAGGCGGTTATTTTCGGTTGCCACCGCAGTCAATTACAATCTCACGAGATATAAACGGCACTGTATTGAAGTACAAGCAAGAGATCGAAGGCGCTGACGATCCTCTGGAATTTAATCCAGAAGATATTATCCATATTACAGTTAATAAGCCTGTAGGGAGACCGTTTGGTGATCCGTGGATTGCACCAGTGTTAGAAGATGTCCGACTTCTTAGAAAAGTAGAAGAAAATGCTGCGTTATTGTTATACCGACATCTCTTTCCTTTATTGACTTATACGGTGGGCCTTGATAAGCCAGGATTTGAAGCTTCTGACGAAGAGATTGAAGAGCTTCAAAACGTTATTGAGAATATGCCGACTGATGGAACAATTATACTTCCTGAGCGTCATAAGCTTAATGCTGTTAATATCCAAACGATCGACGGCAAGCCTTATCTAGACTACTTTGAGCAACGTGTTTTTACAGGGCTTGGAATGAGTACAGTGGATATGGGCCGAGGTGATACTGCAAATAGAAATACAGCAGACGCAATGAGTGGTATCAAAGCTGATCGTGTTAAGGGCTGGCAAAAACAGCTGCAAGTTCAGATTGATAAATATATCATTGATGAACTTCTTGTTGAGGGTGGCTTTGATCCTCTAGCTAATCCTGAGTATGATGTTGACTTCATCTTTGAAGAGATTGAACAAGAGAAGAAAATTGCAAAAGAGAATCATGCCATTATGAAGTTTAATTCTAATTTGCAAACATTTGAAGAAACACGCCATGAAATTGGATTAGAACCAAATGCCGATGAGTCACGATTAATGTATCAAATGATTGGTACTGAAACGTCAAAAACAAATGACGAAGTAAGCAACAAGAATGCACCTGAAAATCAACATGGCAAGCAGACGGCACCTAAAAATGCAGAGTCTGTCCAAGAATCAGTATTTAATTATATTCCTGCCGAAAGATACAACAAGTTGCATGAAATGCTTATGAGTTCATACCAGGCACTCGAACACGACACAATGGATGTAATAGAGTCTTATGTTGAGAAAAGAACATTTCCAATAGCACAGCCAAAATCATGGATGTCTTCACTTCATTTTAGTAAAGACAAAATGCTTCGGCACATAAAGGAAAACACTCAGCAGTCTTTGTCAGAAGGCGTATTAAAAGCAAGAAAAGATGCAGGTCGAAACTCTTTTCCAGAAATAGATTCAAGAAGAACCGCTCGTATTATCCAAACATATGCATTAGAGTCTCTTGAGAATTTAGAAGAACTTTTAAAAACTACCTTGTCTCAAAAGCTAAAAAAGAGCAAAAACAAAGAAGAAGCAATCTTATCAGTGAAAGGTGTTTTTAAGGCAGCTAATCACCGTCTTTCATTTATGTCTAAGACGTTGCTGGCAAAATCATTTAATTTTGGTTATTCATTATCTTTAATGAAATATGGTGAAGAGCATGTTCAAACAGTTTATGAAGGCTCTTGCTCTACGTGCCAAGAAAAGGCCCTAAAAAAGATTTCACTTCAGCAATTTTCATCACTTAATGAAATAGCGATATTTTATCGTATTCCACCATGGCATCCAAATTGCGATTGTGAATTAGAGTACGTTAAGGGAGGTGAAAAATGATATGAATTACACTTTAGAAGAGCATAAAAATAAGCAGCTTATTAAAAACAGTGACTTAACAGAAAGTGTTGGTATTATAGGGAAAATTAAACCTGAAACAGTTGAAAAGTTAACTGAAGCTGCAAAGGGTAAAAATAAACGCAAACTTGTTGTTCAAATGGAGGCTATCCATGTTGGTAGAACAGCAAATTACACGTTTTACACTGAAGAGGGTTTAAAAAATGGTCTTGAATCCTGGACTCACCCTTATAACAAGCCTGTATTAACTCATCATGATTCACATAGTGGTGAGCCTATCGGCCGAATCCTTAGAGCCGAATTTGCAGAATCAACAATGTCTGGCAGAAAAGGTTTGATTTTTACGTGTGAAATCACCGACCCAGAAGCCATTGAAAAGGTACTAGATGGTAGATACCAGACAGTTTCAATAGGGGCTACAACAGATAGAGTTACATGTAATATTTGCGGTACAGATCGAACTAAAGAATGGTGCGAGCACTGGCGAGGCGAAGAGTATGAAGGACAAACATGTCATTTTGTTATAGGCACTACATTTGGAAATGAAGTGTCTTATGTTAACGTACCTGCTGATGAGAACGCTGGGAACTTTTCAGTTTCTGTTGAGGACTCAGACGATTCATCTACAGAAGAAAGCGCCACTCTTCAGATCTTTCAAATTGCAGAAGGACTTATGCAAGACATTTCAATGCCACATGTAAACTTATATGAAAGTGTCAGCGAAGACCTGAAGCAGTTAATTGATGGATTATTAGAACAAAATGAAGGAGGGACTCAGGATATGACAAAACCAACACAACAAGAAAACGTATCAGTTGAGGAATTGCAAAACAAGCTTGATCTGTCAGAGCAAAAAGTCAAAAGTCTAGAGGGAAAGCTTGCAGAAACTCAAGAAACATTGTCCAACCTGGTTATTGAAAAATCTAAAGTTGACAGTTTACTTTCTGAATCCCAGGCCGAAGTTACTCGTCTAACATCTGAAAATGCTAATTTGATTGAGAAAAACCATAAGTCTTTAGCGGAAAAAGTCGTAGACATGAAGCTCGCTTTGCGTAAATCAGATGTAGTGGGAATGGAACGTGAAGAAGCGGTTGCTGAACATATAAAAAGAACAGAAGAGTCTTTAAATGATGCTGTAAAGGATCTGCAAATTGAAATGAAAGACACTTCAGCTCAAAAAGGATCTGTTACTAACCCTGGATTTTCAGGAGAAGATAATAACCCAAACAAGAAGAACGAAGAAAAGGACAAAGAAGGCAAAAGCATAGAAGAAGCAGCAAGCATATTCTCGTCTATGTTTGGCCGTAAAAAACGATAGGAGTGAATGAACGTGGCACTATTTAAAGGAATCGATGGTCCATTAAAGGATACACCAGATCAGAAGTTTCGCACTAATACAAAACTGCAAGCGGGCACTCATGATTCACCAGGTGAAAAGTATTTAGTTGATCCACGCTTGCCTAGACTATTCCGCTACCACTTTGGTGGAGATGGATGGGTCGTTATCCCAAAAGGTCGAATTGTTGCTCCAGCTACTAACGGAGGAAAAGATGATGATGGCCGATTTGATGATTTTGACTCTGATGTTCCTTACAATGCTTTAACTCTTGCTAATGGTGGCGTTGATATAAAAGAAGTTGGGCGAGATGGGGAAGAGTATACTCGTACTGCAAATATTCCAATTGGCGTTGCCTATGCTAACCTCTATGAAGAGTATATTGATGGCTTTAATGGAATGCAGCCAACTGTTGAAAACGAAATTTATATTGAATTGCCTTACATTAATAATAAAGATGACGCTTATGAAATTAATTGGGGAGCTTATTATGACACTGATATTACTAACCCTGTCAAAGCAGGTGACTATGTAATGTCAGATGAAAATGGCTACTTCATTAAAGCAGACTTCTCTAAAATTCGAAAAGACATTGAAAAAGCTGAAAACTTAGAAGATCTAAAAAAAGCTCTTAAAGAAGAATCTCGCATGCGGGAACAGGTTCTTGGGCAAGTTTGGGCAGTTGAAACAAATCTGCCGCCGCAAGGATGGTTGAAGTGGGTTGGATGGTCAAAAGAAGACTCGGCTTCTGACGAGTGGAGAACTCAATCTGGAGCAACTCATGCAGACATCGGTGCTCAGGATGGATTCCCAGGCTATCCGTATGAGAGAAGTTATCGAAATGTCGATAAGCGTGATGGAAAATATTATCCTCAAGGTATCCCAGGTCTTACAGATGGTGCAAATATTGAAGTTCCGTTTGAGGACGAAGTTATTGGACAAGTTCAGCCAGGACAAAATGGACGCCATGACTTTTATTTGAATCATACGCCAGCAGTTGAAGGTTCTTTGACTTTGAAAGTCGGCGATGAAGTCGTTAAGCCAAGTCATTTTGATCCAGTGTCCGGACGTGTTGTATTTAGCTTTGACAATTCAAAAGGGACAGCACCATTAGCTGTTACAGCTACCTATAAAGCAGTGGGACAAATTCCAGGTGTGCCGACTGGTTGGGATTTCAAAGGATCAATCGGTGCAGTGCGAATCCTACTACAGAAGTAAGAAGGGAGAAACAACAAGATGAATATTAATGAACATAAGCTAAGTAAAGAATCATTAGAAGTTTTAGAGCGAATGAAACGCCAATTGGATCTATCGGAAGATTGGAATAACATCCCGAAAAAAGATTTAGTCTCTGTTACAGAGGCTTTATCGACTCAGGATGCTAGTATATTAATCCCTCGTGTTGTAACAGGAATGATGCGAGAAGCAGCAGAACCATATTACATCGGTTCTGATCTATTGCAAAAGGTGCGCCTTACTGAAGGCCGGTCAATTGAATTCCCATCTATTGGTGCGATGAGAGCCCATGATATCGGGGAGTCTCAATCTTACCTCGAAGAAACTGTTGACTTCCAACTTCACAGAACACAAGAAGTGAAGGTCGGTAAGTCCGGTATGATTGTACGAGTAACTGATGAGATGATTAATGATTCTCAGTGGGATGTTATTGGTATCTTGGTCCGAAAAGCTGGAGAAGCTATGGCACGACTGAAAGAAGAAAAGATTTTCAAACAATTTTCTAAGCATGGGCACATTGTTTTTGACAACGATATTCGTGCGAAATATCCTGAAGCCGGTACGAGTGGTATGGATATTGAAGGAAACAACAATAACACCATGTCAACAGAAGACATGATTGACTTATTCCTTGCTGTTATGAGTAATGGATACAACCCTACAGATATATTGATGCATCCATTAACATGGTCGGTATTCTTCAAAAACGATATTATGCAATCACTGACACATGCAGCACTTGGAGGATCTCAGATCACGAACTTGCAAATTAGTCCTGATCAAGTACAAGGAAGAATTCCGTTTGCAATTAATATTAACTTTACACCGTTTGCTCCATTTAATTTTGAAACTAAGAAGTTTGATATGTATGTTGTTGATCGTCAAAACGTTGGAATCCTTCTAGAGAAAGATCCTTTGACTACAGAGCAATTTGATGATCCAATGCGTGATATTCAGTCTATCAAAATCAAAGAGCGTTACGGTATTGGAGTTCTTAACGAAGGAAGAGCTGTAGCAACTGCTAGAAACCTGGCATTTGAGAAATCTTATCCAGATCCAGAGCGTATTAAAATTGTATCCTAATAGGATAGTCTAACGCTAAAAGCGGGGGAATGAATTTTCGTTCGCCCGCTTTTTTTATAAAGGGAGGAACTTTGAATGAAAAAGCTAAAGCTAGGGTTGGCAGCTAATAAAACAAGCTATTTTGATCCACTAACAAACACATATATCACATTAGAAAAGCCAGTTGTAGATGTTCATTATGAGAATTATAAAGTATTAAAGAATATTACGCATGCTATTTTGTCTTCTGTACCTGCTCTTGTACTATATGAAGGAAAACTACCAGAAGAAGCAATTAAGGAATGGGAAGAGAGATACATGAAGCCATTCACAACAGATATGTCAAAACTTAGAAGAGCACTAACTGGAGATATGGTCTCACCAGCTGTTAGAGCAAATCGGGCTTTTGATCGAGCAGATCGAATCAAAGACGAATCAATTGATTTACCGGAAGCACCAACTGAAGAGCCGGCAAATCAAGAACCTGTCACAGAAGAACCTGTAACTCCAGAACCCGAAGAGGGAAATGATACTGTGGTTCAACAATCCATTGAACCAGAAGATAGTGAAGAAATAGAATTATTCCCGGAAGAAGAAAAGGTAGAGGAAAAGCCAAAAACAAAAACGAAAAAAGGCACTAAAAGCAAGAAGTCTGAGAAATAACTAGGAGGGCTAGAGTCTATGTTAGAATCTCTGTTCTCAAAACAGATAAAGCAGCCCTTTCTAAAAGAGATTCCTGCTTTGGAATCTCTATTTTCTCATCAAGTTTCTCAGCAGTATGTTTTAAGCGAGGAATTCCCTCTTTATAAAAAAGTTTTAGACGAAAGAATCTTTCGCCATATAACTTTTCTTGAAGATAATCCAAACCTGAAAGTAAGATTAAAGACTGTTGATCACAATGGAAGAAGTCCAAGTGAGACATCGATTATCACTCAAAAAAGCATGAGCATTAAAGTTGGTCAGTCAGATACGGAGCTGTTTCGTATTAAGACAGTATTATCTGAGGAGGATCATGGTGTAACAGAGTCATATTGGGTTTCGGAGAAACACATATCTCCTAGTCCCGCCACTTCATTCAACCAATATCGTTTAAGAGGAGTATCCACAGAAGGGTTTAAGAGTGATTGGGTCTATTCTAATATTAAAGATGATAATAATGATGCCATAATCTACAACATGCTATATGATGTCTTAGATATAATGCTAAACACGTACGATGACCAAATGGATTTATTGTTGGATCATATGATATCAGATACTTTCTTAGAATTAATAAAAGAAATGAATCCAAACTTGTTTAAAAATATTGATCCCGATGAGCAGCAACAACTAAGTATGGATGAAATACTTATTGCATTTTCAGATGTATTGAAAACCGATACGGACGAAAAAATATTATCCCAGCTTGGTGAGAAATTTCTTTTGTTAGGGGCATTCTTGAAAAAAGAATTTAAAGAAAAAATTTTAACATCATCCGAAGAGTTTGCAGAACTTTATAGAGTGTATAAAGCAGTGGATCAGTACCGAGAAAAAAATACGGATTTTTTAACGTTATTGGTGGAGATATTTTTAGAGGATCGTTATGAACAGCTTGAGCAGAATATCAATGTCGAAGCATTATTGCATAATGAAGAAGAAATGGGCGTTTTTCTAAAGGGAAGTTTTGATTTTGATATCAAAAGTGAACTAATAGTAGCTGCATGTAACGCATCACTTGATGATCATTTTGTTTCAGGTATAAATGATGCTGTAGAATTATTATCAGAACCTCTATTCTATGAGCAATTGGTGTATGGAAAAGATGAAGAAGTAGTGAAGTTCATAAGGATGGCAATGAAAGATCTTTATGCACCTATGCTAGCAGTAGAACATCAAATTGTTACTCTGGAATCCGAACTCCACGATCATCATAGACAAGAAAAAAATGATTATGCAGCAGGATATAATTTGACGAATAATGACGGATATGAAATACGAAATATGATTTTTTTCGATTTTGTTGAAGCATTGATCAAAGGAGATCTAGAAATCGAAAATGATTTTCATTTGATGTTTATAGACTCTATTATTCATCGAAAAAGTGATATTGGAAAATCGATTATTTTGGATTATGGTTTTGAGGAATTAATAAAGGTATTTTTTAATATCGGCGAGACATTTCGTCAATCATATTCAACCCTATTAAACAAGACAAATGAGCAACTGACCGTTAATACTATTGAGGAAAGTAATCTGATCCAGAAAAACAAGGGAGAAACGTTCAATGAGTCATATACTTCTGCGTTAAATGAAATGCATAACATCTTGTCAGTAACCATTTCAGATAAGATCCAAGAAAA